ATTTCGATCTCGGTTTTAAAAGGTCCTTGATATTCGTATCGTTGCAGTGTAATTGCTTTTGGACAGAAACTCTTAACCCATCCTTTATCGAAACGAATAACATAATATCCGGCACAGTAAAGGCTTTTACTATCTCCGCTCTTAGTAAACAGTGGTAGTTTTCTTTTAACATCAAACATTGCATTGTGAGGTGCGGCCGAAGTTGCATAGCCGTGTACCTCATTTGGTTCTGCACCATCTGCTTCTTTAATGATCTTTGCAACAAAGAAGTTTTTACCAAATTCTCTAGTTAGGTCAACTTTCGTTTGATAAATTTTAATTCCTGTACTATTACTTAGAACAAAACGATTATCCTCATTTTTCCTAAGTGTGGCGTATTTTGTTCCGTCTTTCTCGACGATCCAAAATTTATTTTCAATAATCGGTTTAGCATGTAAGTCTGTCATACGGTATACCTCGCATTAAGTGGTTCGGCATAGGCCTGAGCTTGCTCTGAAATTTTCTTTAAATCATATAGGTTGCAGAATTTGATAAGTCTAATTCCTACCTGGCTGATATTTTTATTAGCCGACGTAGCAGTAGTGATAGTTTCTGTAATTATCTTTTTAATCTCTTCAGGTTGTGCGGACAGATCGATCAACACTCGATTCCGTTCATAGTCGTCTAGCACACGATGTTCTCGACCTTCGTGATCGGACCAACGTTGCAACATCATATTGTTCCACGAGTAGCCTTTTGAGTCTCGATCACCGTAGGCTTCACGGAGACCAATCTTATTCTTTGTGCCTTTTTCCCGTACTCCCGGATATGCAGAGAATACATTGTCTGAGGTATCGCCTCGCATACACTTCTCAAAGAGTAACCACTGGGGGTCTGGAACGGCTTTTGGCTCTTGAGTCTTTTTATCAATAACCCGCTTACCTTTTGCATCAAAGATACCTTCATGTGTAATAGTAGTTTCCATAACACCGTTAAATTGGCGTACATTAGGTGCAATTAATTGTACAAAATCTGTATCGGTCGAAATAATAACGTGATCATCGTTCGGATGTGTCTGTATCCAACCAGCAATTAAATCATCTGCTTCTAGGCGTGAATGTTGTAGTACTGTGCAATTTGTCTTTTCTGTTACAAATTCTTTAAAGGTATCAAATGCTTCCCAAAATACTTTTTCTTCTTCTGCTTCACGCTCTGTATGTGCGGCACGACTAGCAGCCCTTTGTGCCTTATAAGGCTTGTAATGATCTTTACGCCAGCTTCGACCTTCTAAACAAAACACCACATGACTTCCACCAAAGTCTTGCCAGGCCTTTTTAATACTATTAAGAGTAATATGAAAAGCCATACCTAGTTTGATATCAGCGTCACCGTTGATAACATGCCTAGCACGAAAGAAAGTGTTTGCAGTATCAACTAAAATATATGTCATAGATTCTTTTTTCTAATTTGATTAATATCAATAACGCCAGTGTTAACAGCGCCGCCAAAATCTCCGTCAACTACTACATTAGCACATAGTTCACGAAACCAACGATCTACAATCTCTTCGTCTTTATCGCCGTCGAAACCATATCCTTCTTGCTTTAATTTTAACACAAACTGCTCGTTCCAGTCAAGCTCAAAAAAGCCATTACGTATGTTATCTTTGTTAATATGTGTATTGAGAACACCCACCCACGGTTCTTTTTTATGTGTAGCACGTTCTTTAGGACTTAGTTTTGCAGTTTCTTCGTTTTCTTTTGCTTTCTCAGCTTCTTGTCTAGCCCTTTCAGCCTCACGTTCTTGTTCGGCAGTTTTATCTACAGCCTCTTCAAGACGTAGTTGTGTTTCTGCTAGGTGTTGCTCTACTTTGTCTAAACCAATTAGACGTTTGAAAAATTTTGTTAACATTAAGTACCCCACTCATTTTTAAACAACGGCACCTGCAATCTATCACTATACCGCCATCCACGCTTCATTGCCGCTAGTGCAACATTCCTTGCGTTGAGAGTATAGACACTTTCTACACCACCGACTGGCATTAAGTAAACGTGCCCTTTAAATCCTGCTTCTCTAAATTCTTCAACAGCGTGTTCTGCATCGATAATATCTTCTGCTGTTGCTACTACAAATTTAAGATAGACTGTACCTACTTCTTCGTATTCACAAACAACTTCTGGGAGAATAGCATCAAACCAATTCTCGCCACTTGCTGGAAGTTTAGCACTTACTGAAAATGTAAGTTCTTTGCCTACTTCACTATTCCATTTAGCCAAGTATCTCTTAAACTCAGGTGTAAGTTTCTGAGTACCATTTGTTTCAAATGTGATCTCTTTTAACGCTTTCATCTTAGAATTATTCAGTAAGTCTGGATAAGCACGTTGCCAACCCAACAAGGGCTCGCCGCCTGTAATAACCAAGTGTTCGTCCTTCCATTCGTTATGTGGAATAATTTCCATAATGCGTTCTACAATAGCTTCACTAGTGAGCATAGGCGATAGATCTTTAAAGTCTGGGTGCCAACTGGCATAGCTATCACAACCTGTACTAACTAACGGCAAGTCTTCATACTTTGTAAACGGTAAGTGCTCGTGAATTATTGCAATACTTTCTGCTTCTTTGCTTAGTTCTCCCTGCGGCATACCGAAGCCGGAACATTTAAAGTTACAACCGAACGTGCGTAGAAACACAGACGGGACACCCATATAGCGTCCTTCACCTTGAATACTGTAAAACAGTTCTGCAATTTTAATTTTACTCATACGTTAATTTCACCTTCAAAAATATTTGACCACTGTTTTAGTTTAGCAATCTTGTTGTCTGCGGCAATGATCACTTCTTCTCTGTCTACTAGATTGTGATCAATACAAAGATTAATCATAGCCTGTAAATCCCCTAGCTCTTCTGCTAGATGTTGTCTGTTAGTAAGTGGTTTACCGGGTTTAAAATTGTCTAAACCAAAGCGATTAATTTTACTAATAGCAACAATTACTTCTGCACATTCCTCTCCGGTGATGTCAAGGATTTCTTTTTCTTTATTATTCATATTACTATTATACACTCTTTTTTGCTAAAGACCAAGAACCATTTTTATTATCAGTCCAAATTAATTCATCACCTTCTTTCCAGCCCGTTTCTTTGAGCATATCTTCGGGGAAGGGTAATATTAAGTCACCTGTTTCGGGGTCGTCTTGTAGTTCAACTGTCCAATTTTTCAATGTTAACTCCTGATTTTTTGAGGAACTCGATGCCCGCATCATCTCTATAGTTTTCACCATAGTAAACACTATTAATGCCAGACTGATATATAAGTTTGGCACATTCAATACAAGGGGCGTGAGTAATAAAAATATCAGCCCCAAACCCACTGTCATTAGACTTCGCCAATTTTGCAATAGCATTTGATTCTGCATGAAGTACCTCTGGTTTGGTTTTTAGTCCGTATCTGTATTCTTCTTCTGCATCTTCGTTATATTCAGTATATGGATATAGTGCATCAAATTCTTCAGGACTAAGCCATCCGCCAGCACCGCTATCATATATTCTATCTTCGCAATCATTATCCCAACCTGCCGGCATACCATTGTAGCCAATAGAAATAATTCTATCATCCTTGACGACAATAGCACCAACGTGAAGTCTTTTAGCATGACTAAGTTCTGCGAACACCTTTGCGGTCTTCATATAAGTTTGTTTGAATTTTTCCTTCACTTTTCTTTTTCCATTCTTCGAGATTGCGTTGACGGCATTCTTCTTTTACTTTCGGAGGTATATCAGGATGCCATTCAGCCATACCGCAATCATAAATTCGATATGTAGGCATTGGAGTCAAACTAAGGATAACAACCCATAATGTAAAACCAATAAAAAATCCAATAATATATTTGATCACAATCTATCACTTAGTAACAAATTACACATTAATGTATCTTGTTCTGTTTTAAAAAAGAATTTCATATAGTCTGCAGAAACCTCAGTAGTATATCGATCTCCTGGCAAACCAAAATGTTCTACAACCATGGCGCAACTTTCATTCCACCAGTTGAGTTTGCCATCTTCCAAATTCCATGATAAATTAACGATGTTCATCAGTTAATACTTTTTTAAATCTATGAATAAAACTTTCTTTTAAGCACGAATATTCGAGATTGTCTTTAAGACGCATATAGTGTACCCAAGTTTTATTTTCTAGATCAACTACATCGATTACTCGAAAGTATTCTCGAACACCTGCTTCCCATATTTCACCACTACCGACTTCTTGCATTTTTAGCCCTTTCAGATAGATATGTTTCATTATGAATCCATCTGTTATTTACTAAAAATCCCCATTCACGTTTTTGAGGACCGGGCATAAACAATGTCCATGCAGTTATGCTAGGATCAAGCTCAATACGATGATAGCTGTTAGCCCTACATATACGAAAATGGCCGGGTCCTCGCCATTTACATATCTCACCAAATTTACGACCCTGCTTGTCAAATTGAGGAACCCATTCATAATAACCGCCTTTAAGTATTAGTGTTGCATATGGCCAAGGATGATCATGAACATCGTCTGGATCTGATTTAAGAAACTTATGAATAAATACATTAAATGGAAACCAATCTCTATCTTTTAAAAAGATATAATATCTTTCAAGATATGGTTGATCGTTTACACGATCCATTATAATTCTTTTACGTTCTAATCGTTCTAAAAAATCAAGAAACCATTTCATTTACAAGTCTCCAAGAATTCATTTAATCTGTGTGCAGCTTCGTCAAAATCTACAGCCCAAACTTTAGCTTCAAGTATTCCTTCAATAATGTGTATATCAAAAGGAACTACTCCGTTTAGTCTAAAATTTTCAGGAACCTCTGTAGTAACAATAAATTCGTGAAGATTTTTAGCTCTAAAAATTAAATGATTAGAAAGTTCAACGGAATTCATTCTAATTCTTCTGTTAACTCTAACGGACCTGCTAAGATGTATTCTGTATCATCATTAGTCCAACCAAGTTCTTCCATACCTTCAAAAT